CTTACTTGACCTTCTGTATGAACATCAGTTAAAATCTTTACGCCTAGTATTTCTTTTAATGTCATAAAATCGTTTAGGGTGGCATCTATTCCTACACCACGTTTACCATTTAGTGATGTACGATTTGCTTTATCATAACTAGCTTTAAAAAAATATTCAATACCATACTTGTCACATACACGTTTGCATTCACGTGCAATTTCTGAACTTTGACCTAAGCTCTCATGTTGACATGGTCCTGCTATAATTCTCAATAAGTTCTCCTTCCATCAAACACACAAATAAAATCTAAAACAAAGTCGCCGGTGTTATGTACTTTATGGAATACGTTATCTTCAATTAAAACTGTATCACCTTTTTTAACATCAAATATTTTATGGTCAAGTTCCATTTGCCCAGATCCGTTTGTAAATATATAAACTTCTTCTTGTCCAGCATGTCTGTGTCCTGATGTAGACCTGTTAGGCCTTAGTCTAGTACGACTTACTACAAGATTATTTAAATTTGTATTATCTGTTACGGTATAACGATCGTCTTCTTTAACTACTTCGCCACCTACATCCCAATCGTTATATTTCATTTGCTATCCTTAATTATATAATAAGTTGTAACTAACTTATCCATTTGTTTCATTAGTGTTGGATTTGTACTTGCAACTTCACATAAATCTTTCCATTCACTATAATCTAATAGATCTCCTTGCTCTCTAGCCATTGATCCCGGATCGCCGCCAATAGCCCAACGTGGCATTACATTCCACGGTGCATCTCTATATCGAGCATATACTACACCATTTGCTCTTTCATATATTAATGCCTGTCCGGGAATCATCTTCATTACATTAACTTTGAGTATTCGATTACTTCACATTGTCTACTAATATCTTTTACAAAAAACGCACAATCCGGTTTATGACCTTCGGAGATTGGTACACTTAGTAATTGTCCATTTTTTAATTTTGGAAAATACCATTTTACATCTGTATAAAAATTTACAATATTAATATCTGCAAAGTTAGGTTTAAAACTTGATAGAGGATTAAATATGAATGCTTCAAATCCTCTGTCGTTAATACTTGTTAACGGAAGTATTTCTAAGTCGTTGCCGCTTTCAGAGCAGCCTACAGCAATGCTCCAATCAACTGGCATTGTAATTTCTTTCCCGCCAATTTCTAAAACCATAGCAGGCGAGCTAAAAGATTCTAGAAAAATTAAAGGCACAAAAAAGAAATCAGGATTTTTTGGATCACTATTATCAAGTACACTAAAGCGTACATCATCTTCTATAGTATCAGGTAGCTCGTCTAAATTGAAGCATTGATTTTCTAAGGTTAATATTTTCATTAATTCCATTCCACTTTTTCTATTGTAAATGGGTACTCTGCTTCTTTGTAAAATTTCTTACGTTGGGTCAGATGTCGCTTCGCAAACTTGCATGTAGATGTCAAGTCCCATATTTGCACGAAGTCTTTGTCCTTAGCCTTTCTTACGCCTCTACCTATACTTTGAATAACTCTAACAAAACTTTTGCCTGGTTCTATAAGAACAAGATTAAAGATACGAGGGATATTAATGCCAACGGCAGCAACGCCATACGTAGCAATGACCACGTGATTTGTTCCTTCGTTAATTTCATTGTATGCTTCCTTTCTATCTTTTAATTTTACATCGCCTTTTACAAACACACTTCCTGGTATAAGTTCTACCAATGCTTCGCCTGCACTAATACGATCTACTAGTATAAGTGTGTTGCCTGATTCCTTTACTGTGCTCAGTAGTTTGCCTATGTATTCTAATCTTGCTGTATTTGTTGTTAGATATTTTAATTCTTCTTGATAATTACTATGCGCCACTGTATCAATTAGCTGCACTACATTAACATGACATTGTGATAACACACCTTTATCCTGTAGTTCTTTAGCACTAATTTGTCCAATAACAGGTCCTAGACTAGCATGAATACTTTCAAACTCAAACTTTTCTTTAGGTACTGTGCCGGTTAGTCCCCAGCGTATTGGAGCGTTGCGTAGGTTGCGAGTGAGCAAGTTCTTAAGAACTTCTGCTTTGGCTTGGTGTACTTCGTCGACAATGATAGTGCTCACACCTTCTAGGAACTCTGCTAACGACAATACTGCCGCGCCATCCTTATGCTTCTTGTCAAGTATATTTAAACTCTGCCAAGTGCAAATAGTATGAGTCTTACCTAATTGTTTCCTGTCGCCGAAGTACACCCCTACGTCCAATCCACAGTTAATATAGTCTTCTTCTGTTTGCTCAACCAAGGACTTATTAGGTACAATTACAATGCTACGTCCGTAAGGTTCACTAATATGTGATAACGTAGCTGTTGTAATTGTCTTACCTGCGCCTGTAGCAATTTGCTGGAGACTCTGTGGATTAGAAATAAAGTTGTTGATTGCTTCAACTTGGTAATCTCGTAGAATAATTTCTTCGCCTTCTGCCGGGTGTCCTTTAGGCCAACATACTCCTTGGTCGGCCCAATATCGTTCTGTAACTGGAGTAAAGTTAAATTGTATTGGATGACGCTTATCTTCAATGTCAACAATTTGGACATTGTTTTTTGCTAATACTTCAGTAACAACATCTAGATGGTTAACATAGCCGGTACCGCCAATACCAAAGAAAGCAACTTTACCATCCCAGCGTCCAAGTTTGTACTGTGGCATATACTTTGCATACGGTACTTCGAACTTAAGAGCGTTAGACAGTCTTCTACGAACATCTACTTCTAGTCCTTCTAACTTTATGTTTACTTCATCTTCAATTATTAATTTACAGCTAGCCATATAATCTTGAATACTCCCTAAAAGGTGATACTGTATCTTCACGCCAAACAACTAAGTCACAATAAAATCTTATGTAAGTATCTACTATACGATCTAGACTACTGCTAAAAGAAAAAACAGTTTGTGGTTTCCACGCTCCGCTTACTAATAATTTGGGTAACTTATCTTTACTAATATACACTATTTTTGTTGTTTTGTCAACCCAATTGTTTAATTTTCTATCTTTTACTAATTGATTAAATCCTGCATTTTTATCTTCTAATCTAAATAGTACACTTTGATTACTAGCATCGACCATATCTCTATAATACGTAATTAACGAGTGTAATTGATTTTCTGCATTGTCTTTGTCTAAAATTACAAGAATAGGATATCTGTCTAAGTCGTGTAAACTATCTAATACATCACCTAACTTTGTATCAGACGGACGACTATGGAAATATATTTCTTTCCTTGATATAATATCTTCTGTTATATTTTTAGGAGTAAAATCTAAATTATAATTTAAGCCGTATCTAAATCTTCTATCAATTAATTTTACACTATCGTTACCTATTTCATCTTTAATAGTATTTTCTAACTTAGTAGTAATGTTTTTTGCTTGTCCGTCAAAAATACCAGTTATATGTTTTTCAGGACTAGATTCTATATTCTTAATTTCATTATATACTTCGACAAGTTCGCTATCAATATCAAAACTTCTATCTTTAAATTCGTCAAGTAATTTTAAAGTTGCTAGTTCAGTATATGCAAACTGATGTACATGTGTGCCTTTTTGATGAAAGTATTCAGATGAATCAAGTTGACTTGAACATGTTTGTATTGATATGATGTCAGTTTTTCTAAAAGGAAATCTAACATGGATCATTCCGTCAATAATTTTAATATATTTGCTACGATCTATTTGACGTAAGGGCTGTCTTAATTGTCCAATAGCAAAGTCAAAGTCAATTTCTAAATTTATAAACTGATCTTTATAAGGTGTTAACTTTTCTTGCATCAATGCAAGTTGCCTATCAGTTAGTGCTGTACCCTTAAAAACTTGTCTACCGATACTATGCATGATAGTCATGTCAGACGATTCAAGTTTTATAACAGGCATGCTCCGCAGATTAGCGGCGCACTCGAGTAAATCTTCAATAGTAGTTACATTATTCATATTACTATTATAACTTATAATAGTACAGAAGTCAAGTGTTTAAGTGGTATTCCGTGAGATATTTCTTTAATTGTATACTCGGTGTGAGCGTAGTCGTTTAGCCATTGTGTTCGATCTGGCATTAGGGGATCTTCTAAGTCGTGAAAAAAGTCTATGTCATTACCAACATCGTAAGCAAGACTATGAGGACTAACAAAAGCAGGAACCCCATTGATAATGCTGTGAATCCCCGGATTAGAGCTGTAACTGAAAGTAGCCCAGACATTATCAAACCCCATATCAAAGTCGTCGTAAGTGTTGTCAAGTTTAATTGGCTCCTGTCGTTCTACGTGTCTTAGCCCGCGTTCTATGTGTTCTAATCTACAGCGAGGGTGTGGTCTAAATAGTATAGGACGGTCTGTTACTTTGCGTATTTGATCGTAGGTATCTAAGAACCAATTGCTCATACGTGGCATCCCTTGCCACTGTAAACTTTTATCGTGTTGCCCACAAATAAGAATATATTTGCCTTCAGTGCGCCAAGGTTTTAGAAATAACCCAAGATCATTGCAACGACTATTATCATTATTAACGGGACCAAGATAAGCATTGCGATTGATTCCATTAAGCCCTACTTTCCATGTTACACCTCTATTTATTCCGCCTACTTCTAAAACAATAACTGGACGATTTAGTTTGCGATTTTGCTCCCATATTTGTTTGTTAGGAGTCATACGTCCGTTCCATAGAACACTCCATATGACTGCAACATCATAGTTATTGTAATGGTCTATTACTCTATAAGGTTCATTATATATTACAGTATGCCCAGCATCAACTATGCTTTGAGCAAATGCATCAAATACAGGTTGGGAGTTTAGTGCTCCATAATCTGTATACAAGCAAAAAATCATTTTACTGTTTGCCAATACGTTTCTGTTCTATCTGTCATTAGATCTTTACGTTTTGACTTACCGTCAAACTTCCGGGCGCCTTTCATGTGATCCATCCATTTCCCCAATTCACTATTAATTAACGGATGACCGCCGCCGCCTGTTTTTGCAGTCTTATTATATATGTTTGCACTATAGTCGTGTGCTTTATCTTTAAAGTCTAAAAATTTATTGTTTAATAGTTCCCCAAACACATAGCTATCGTGCCATTCTTCAAGTTTAAAAATACCGTTGTCTGCATCTTCATACATACGTTCAAACTCTTCTACAAAACTACAACCTACAGGGTGATTCATATTGATTCCATAGAATCCACATTCTGGCCATGTCTGTGACCCTTTGCCTCTACCAACATATGTTATCCAGTTATTATAAGGCAATAATTCTTCAAACTGTTTAAGACTCCAAGGCGAATGCACAAACGTATCTGCATCCATCCATACTACCCATCTACCAGTACCATAATTTTTTTCACAAGCATCGAACACGGCATAAGTTTTATTTGCAAAACGAATAGCATGCCATTTAAATTCTTTATGCCAATCTCTCGGTCTACGTGCTTTAATATCAGCAGGTGGTATACCGTTTGCCTTTGGATCGTTCTTCCAACGCTCTTTGAATGCATTTAATTTAGGAAGTGATTCTTTTGCATCTAGTATAGTAATTTGATTAGAATCAGGATTTATAGGATTGCAGTCTTCTGCATACACAACTAGTTTTATTGCTTTGGCAACATTTTTTGCAAAACTATCAATAAAACGCTGTCCGTATACTTCCATACCTTCTGGATGAAATGTTGTTACTACTATTATTTCTTGGCCCATTGTCGTAGATGCCTCCATGCTGTTCCGTCTATAAGCTCATTTGATGTCCAATGCATTTGAGCAAGTTTCTGTATCCACATATTTCTATCGTATAATATTGGATTTTCTATTTTACTAATATCTGTGTTAGCAATATCTTTGGCTTGGCTTCTTTCTAAATCTAATACAAATACTGGTATGCCTTCAATTGCTGCTGCAACTGCCGGACTTGAATTATAGTTTACTACTACATGTGCTGTTTTAAAATCAGTAAGAATTGACTCGTTAGATGTAACAAAAACATTTTGTAAATTATATCTAAGTAGCGCAGATTTATGCTTAGACGAATTACGATCACCTGGATGAAATCTAACTACTATTTTTCTGTCTGAATATTTTTTAATTTCCATTATTGTTTTTACAAGCCACGGCATAAGTTGTTGTCCGTCCATACTCCATCCGCCGTCACGTTGACAACAAATTAAAATAGTTTCTTTATTAGTACTCCACGGCTTTAATGACAAATTAAGATCTTTACTAATTTTCTCCCAGCGATTAAGAGTAGGTTGAGAATTACAATATTCGCCCGTAGTAGGAAAAATTCCATCATAACTGTATCTTAAATATTTTTTAGTATTTCCTGGATCGGCATATAAAAACAAATTAGAATCAATTATAATACTGCGTTTATTATTTTTTTGTTGTGTATCAAACACATTCTTTCTTAAATTTAAATGTGTCACATTTTTACTTCCAGGATGCACAAAGCCTTGTACAACAGCAACATCACTGTCAATTACTTTCCACTCATCTACAACTTTACCGATATCACCTACAGCATTTACACCCTTAATAAAGTTTATTAACACTTCGGGCTTTTCTGGGTTTCTATTTTTAGGTGGAATACCTTTTAGATAAGAAGCAACAGTTAACATCAATCATCACCGTTTATCATTCGCCATGCTGTTCCGTCTAGCATTTCTTGATGTGTAAATTGGCAATATGACAAATGTGCCATAAAGGCTGTCATAGTATCTTTGTCATGTACAGGAAGTTTTTCTATTTGTGATAAGTCATTACCAGCTAAACTTGATGCAGCATTAGGACCCAATGTAATAGCCGGTTTGCCATTTACTAATGCTTCTACTGCGGCAATACTGTTGTAGGTTATTAAACAGTGTACATCATCTGCTAATGCATCTTCAATAGTATCTGTTGATATACGTTCTGATCTAATAGGCTTCATTCTTATTTCAATTGGTCTGTCTGTATATTTTTTTAGTTCAGCTAGTACATTCTTTGTCCACTCTTCTGCTATAGGTTGTCCAAATATTTTCATTACTTTATCACTAGGAGGACAAATAAGAATTTTGCTTCCCGGCTTAAACTTTCTATACTTCCATGCATGTCTACGTAATCTATCTGTAGGACGATCAATTATTTCAAGTTGCTGTAAATTATTTTTAGTTATTCTGTGCCAAATTTTTGCTTTACTTCTTTCATTGCCAAAGTATCCAGTATCTATTGCGTAAAAGTCTCTTCCAGTATCCCAACAATGATTGATTGCTCTTTGACTGTTGCCGCCGAGACCTCTAATAACTAACGGAATTGAAGTGTCTAATTCTTGATCAAAATCGCCAAGCCGGCCATGGGTACCGCTACAAAATGCTTCTAATAAACGGTCGTATGATAAATGCTTTTTGTCTATATCAAACGAGTCACCAGGATGTATAGCTACAACTTTATATCCACTTTTCTTTTTATTTCTAATCATATCGTCTATCTCTCTAATTACGTTGTCTGCCTTTACATTATAAAATTGACCCGTAGGATCTATTAAAGTTTTTAATAAATCATTAACTAATTTTTTTTTTGAATCGCTAAGTGTTAGCTGTGTTGGATATGTTACTGTATCTTTGTATTTGTCTATAAGTTGCATATGATATTTGCGTTCAACTTTATAATATTCATTTGCATATTCGCAGTCTTGATATTGTTCAAACCAAGGGCCGCCTTCGGTATAATGTAGCATTTTAGGTTTGCCGTCTTTTGGCTCTTTATACCAACCAACTAACCAATTCCATTCGTGCGATATTTCTCCAATTTGAGTATCATATAACCAGCTAAATCTATGTAGATAGGCTCCTGTAGTATCTGGATTATTAATTAATCCTAAGTTTAATTTAGTATTAGCTACATGTGAACAGTTAAACAATACACACGAACTCCAATTTTTACGTGGATATACAGTCTGCTTCTGTCCGTCCATTTTTATACCTTCCTTAGGAGTATAATCATGGTGCGCACACATTACTGCATACTGATCGTCTGCTTGATCGAATAGTTCTTTAATATCAGTAAGGGCTACAAAATCGCAATCGATGAATAATGCCCAGCCGGTGTACTCAGTTAAGTGGGGAACTAAGAAACGTGTGAATGTAAATTCAGTACTTGCTAACGGGTCTACTGGACGTTTGTATAGTTTTTCTTTTCTTAACACTCGTTGGTTAAGTGGAATAATTTCTACAGGTACACTAGCAGTATCGAGAATACTTTGCTTGCATACTTGAAATGCAATATCTTCTCTAGTGTCGTATCCTACAAAAATTTTTAGTGGTTGCATTAGTCTCTTCTTTCAATATCTTCTTCAATGCACTCGGCGCCCCATTGGATTTCTAAAATATGTGCATTTGTATCTCCAGGATTAGAAGCCTTATGCCAAACTTCCTTGTCAATCTCGTAAGGCATTCTGTGCGGTTCTAATAATACTGTGCTAGGTGTAGACTTCCATTCGGTTTTCATATCTACAACACCTTCTAATATTATCCATTGTTCAGAACGTTTAAAATGTTTTTGATCACTTAAACTTTTGCCAGGATATATTACAAGCTCTTTTACCTTGTATCCTTGCTCAGGTTTGTGATCTAACACACGCCAATAACCCCAGTTACGTTCTGTTTTTTGTGTTTTCCACTCGTCTAATATCCAACTACTGCTATTAGCTTTATTTTCACCACCGACGCCAAATGCAAAATCTACATAAGGCATACTACCGTAAATTTTGTATTCAGGCGTCGTGAAATTTGTCCTGTCTCCGCCGTTGGCAAATATTACTTTACTACCTGATCCGTGTGTGCTTAATGTTTGAAAAATTGCTTGACATGCACTATCATCGCTGTCGTCAAAACCGATAACTTCGTCTACTACTGTTAACTCTTTTACAATTGCTGCACGTTCTTCAAAAGACATAAATGGTCTACCTTTTTTACGTGTTAGCCAATCGTCCGAATTCAATGCTACTACTAGCTTTGAACCTAGTTTTTTTGCTTCTTTAAAATAGGCTATGTGCCCTGAGTGTAAGGGATCAAAGCCGCCACTAACTAATACAACATTGCTCATGTAGATATTTATATGCGCAGTTTATGTGTGTTTTGATAAATGAAACCAAGGATCACCTCTGGCTATTTCATCTTCGCGCCATTGACAATATCCTAAATTATAAAGCCATTGATTGCGATCGAACATTATAGGATTTTCTAAATCTTTTAACTCCTTGTTGCTACAGTCCCATGCCATTGAACTAGCACACATACTAAACGTTGGTATCCCTTCACATACACTTTCTGTCAATGCATTTGAGTTAAATCCTACTACTGCCCAAGCATTACTAAAGTCAGCATACAACCCATCTCCGCCTTCTAACAATGCTGCACCGTGTGTATTTTTACTAATTTCTACATCAAAATCTTTTAGAGTTTCTAGTTGTCTATCTTGCCGTAGTGGATGCATACGTACACGTATTGGCCTATCTGTATACTTTTTAATTTCTTGTATAGTATATTTTATAAACTGTTGATACGATCCGTGTTTGTCTATAAGTTTTTTTAAACTACTGTCGCCTGGACGTTGTAATACTAGTAATACATAATCGCCATTTGTACGCCAATCTTTTATTTCTATTGCTTGTTCTTTTTGTATTCGTAGCCAGCGGTCTGAAGGACTATTAGCATTACAATAGTTGCCATCGTCTTGATAATAACTTGTCCAACTGTACCTATGATAGGACATAGGATTTGGAGGTTGTATCATGTTGCGCCTAAACACAGCACTTTCAACAACTAAAAATGGCTTGTTACTGTCTAATATAAATTGATAATATTGATTAAGTTTTTTACGCTTTTGTCCTAAAATATTATTTTGTATATAAACATCTGCAGATTGTATAGTGTCTTGATCTGCCCAAGGAACTATTTTAAAATTAGGAAGATTTGGTATAGGATGATTCCTATACATTTCTTCAATGCCAATTACTAAACTATCTTTGTTCATTTTGAAAAAGTAATCCTCTGCGAGAAAGGAATCTATGTTTCTTTTTAGTGCCCATAGTTGAATGATTACGCATTTCAATAGTTAAATCTTTACAATATTCAAATCCATAATTAGACAATTTATCTATCCAGTATTCTTCTGTATTACAATTAACATGATGATGTCCTGTTGCGCCGACCGGAGCATACGACATTATTAGAAATTTACATTGTTGCATTGCCTGTGCATAATTAGGAATATATTCTTTGTGTACATGCTCTACAAATTCTACACTCCATCCTAAGTCGTATGTTTTTACAACAGGAATTGGACCTGTTGTAAAATCATGTATAGTAAACTTACTATTATCGTAACGAGATAATGTATAGTCACCGTCAATACCGTGTGCATCTAAATTTAAACTATCAGCAAGTTCAACCATGCCTCCTGGCCCACACCCTACGTCTAACATTGATGTTACGTTTAGTCTATCTATTGCCCACCGAAGTGTTCCTTCGTCTATATGAGTTGTTCCTTGATGTCCGCCTAGATGATCTTCAAGTTCCATGTATTTCTTTTCCGCTTTTTACTTTTACCTTTTCCATGCAAATATATAATCTTTTCTAACACTTGACATTTCAATTGCGCCTAATGACTTTAGGTATTCACCGGCGCAGTATTCAGTATCCGGATGTTGCTCAACTACAATTACAGGTTTATATTCTATAATAGTTTTTTCAGCACCCTGTAGTACTTGCATGTCGTGTCGTTCACAATCAACTTTTAGTAATCCAAATTTAGATAGGTTTAAGTCGTCTAATTTTTTAATTTTTATTGGACCTGTGCCTATGTTAGAAACATGACTTGCTCCGGTATTTACTTGATTAAATTGCATTTCTATATTACTGTTGACGTTACCTAATGCGTGTTCGTGTATTGTAACAGGTAAGCCCTTTACGTTAAGTTTTAAGCATTCAAGCACTTGATTCATAGGCTCAAATGCAATTACACTATTAAATTTTTCTGTTAGAGGCTTTGCCCATAAACCTACGTTTGCTCCAACATCAATTGCTAAATTAAAATCTACAACGTACTTGTATGCTTCATCTCTAACATCATTTTGGTATTGTGGCAATCCACCGTTGTTCACTTGCTTTTGAATTAATCTACTAAAATGGATATCACTGTCCGGCATCCAATAATTAAATACTTCTTTCATTTTATGAATCCCTTAAATGGCACCAAATACTTTTCTGTAACTTTTTGTTCACCTTTGAGAGTTAAGAATACAGTGTCAGGTTTGGGCTTTGCTATCCTTATCCATTTATTATCAATTGGCGTATAGTTGTACTTATCTGCTAGAGCACATAGTATGTCTTGATCTCGACCCCATAGCCAATCATCAACAGGTTCTTTTAGTAACTCACTAGCATATACATTCCTAAAATTGTCGCTCTTAAACGCAACTAGTCCAGCTAACCATCTGTCTGCCTTGTGGTGTTTTAATACGTGTTGATGTGAAAATATAGATGTAAATTCATCTATACTAAACGGTCTTGCACATATAGTGTCTGCATCAAGTGTAATAAATTGTTCTTCTACTGGTATTTTTGATGCACACAAAAATCTTACAGCTTGTAAATATGCAATCCTTGATTCGTCGTTTTTAAAAGTTTTAGTTTCAAATGTATATTTTACATAAGGAAGTTGTATTAGTTTATCGTGGTTTACTACATGACAGCGGAGTTTTAACTTAGGACAGTGATAGTGGATACTCTTAAGTAAATTTTCTGCCCAGTCGTTATAATATTTTTGATCACATGCAATTAATATACTATATTGAGGCATCTTCCATGCCCGCAACTCTTAGCTTAACTACATTAGTAATTTGCCATTGTTTTTGATCAAGTGCTTTAAGAACACCTAACCATTTGTTACGCATGAGTGCAAACTCGTTGATAATCTTTTCATAGTCAACAACGTCTGCCTCACCGTCAACGTATTTTTCAACGTCACGGCTTGACAGAGCTCGTTGATAGTTTTCAAGATATTTCTTAAAGTACGAGCTACGCAATCTACGTAGCTCGATATTTAAGTAGTTTAAAATTGCTTCAATTTCTTGTAACTGATTAAACCGGTGTTCAACAAGGCCTGGCATAGCTGCCGCAGACTTTTCAACATTACCTACAAGTTTGCATTCTGCACGAGCTTGAATTAATTCTTGCTCAAAGTGTGCTATTGCATCAGGTATTCTACTTATATCACGGCTTACTTCGCTATACCAACCCATTGTTTAATCCCATTCATCTTCTTCTTCATCGTTATCTAAATCTAGATAATAGTGAATAGCATCGTCTAATGCTGCATCACATCCCATAGATTCTTTTAGAGTTTGATCAGAAACTCCGTAGTCAGCCATAAGATCGACAAATTTTTCAGCTATAATTTCTATTTGTTTTTTGTCTAAATATTCCTTAAACAAAGTCCAAATATCGGCAATGTTCTCTTCATTCATTAATCGCTTCCCCAATAAGATTATCATCAGTTGCTTCTTCGTCAACTTCAGCGGTATTTACCACTTGTGACTTTTTTACTAAGTAGTCTGACATAACTTTATCGAGGTTTGCACCAATCCACTTTTTACGATAGTCAAGAATCTCTTCACCATCAAGTGTAGTGTACGCAAGTCTGTTTCCTTGCTTTTTAATAATGTCTTTTGCTTCAAACAATTCAAGCAATCCACTATAAGGATTCATTCCTGTTTCATAAGGAATTTTAACCTGTACACCTTCAAAGGGTTTAGCGTAACGAGTCTTCATAACTTTACAGCCAGCACGGATACCCATAACTTGGCTAATCTTGTTACCATCTTCGTCTTCTTTTAGTTTAAGTTTCTTCATAGCAACAACGATACTTGATGCATAAATGAAACCTTGTCCACCACTGATCTTGTCATCCGGATCAAACATATCTTGTGATGCGTATGTATGATTAGTACATACAAGTCCTACATTATGTGAGCCAATCATGTTAACTGTGTTACGAACAAGTGAAGTCAATGCCTTAGGCTTACGACCCATATCACCTTTCATATCACCCTTGTTAAACTGATCAACATCTGTAGGTGTTAACAACATGCCTAAACTATCAATAACAAACAATACCTTAGGACGGTCTTCTTCGTTCATTGCTTTGTAGTCTGTCATAAACGTACTAATAGTCTTAGCAACGTCATCAATCATACTCATGTTAAGTTTAAGTAGTTTGTCTTCTGCTGTGTCTACATCTAATGCATGTAGCCACGATTCGTCAAGTGCGTTCTCTGAGTCAATAAGAACTACAAAGATACCTTGTTGTTGTGCTTCTTTCACAATGTTGCCTGCACAAATGTATGATTTACCAGCGCCTGACTCGCCTGCAAATACTGTTACCTTACCCATAGGAACACCTTTGTTAAAGTCTCCTGAAATAAGATAGTTAAGGGCATAGTTACCAGTACTAATCCAGTCAGTAGGATCATTAAATCCTGCACTCATACCAGATATAGACTTAGTTAATGCCGTCCGAAACTTAGTCGGATCAAATGCCTTATTAGCCATATATAGTCTCCTAAATTAAAAGCAAATGGGGGATTGCTCCCCCATTGTTATTACTGTCCTTGACGTGATCTAATCATCGCTAAGATGTCTTGAGCATTGCCGCCTTCTGCCGGTGCCGCTTCAGCTGTTGGTGCTGGAGCAGGTGCTGCTTCTGCTACTGGAGCAGGTGCTGCCGCTGGAGCAGGTGTTGGTGTCGGTGCGCTTGCACTTGTAGCAGTTGCTTGTGGGCTAGGTGTCGTGTTTGGATCACCTGTACGTGCTTGCATGCCTGCTGGACGGAAGTAATTACTCCACCGATCTGCATCATATGCTTCACCGTCAACTGACGCTTCAAACATTTCTTGCATTACTTTTTGTGCAGTCTCGTCTGGCTTCTTTGGAAGGAAGTCTGATAAGTTAAACAAACCGTGCGTATTAATAGCTGACATTTCTTCATCACTTAATGGACGCTCTCTACGTGCCCAGTTTGATGTGCCATAGTCTGCATATCCGCCTTTAGATGTTTTATTAAGACGGAAGTCTACACCAGCAGTATAATCTGTTGGCATTTCTTCCATATCAGGATCCATTAATGCTGCTTTGATGATTTGATAAATTTGTGGACCAATAATAAAGCGCCTAACTGGATTGTCCGGTGCTTGATCATCAGCAAGTGGATTATCTGTAACAAAGCCTTGGAATACGTATGAACGCTTCTTCCAATACTTACGACCCATGTCTTCTAAACTTGGATCTTTAAACCAACCACGTACTTCATTAAGAATGTTACATGTCTCACCATACATTTCCATACATGGAATTTGTACTTGTACTGGACGTGAATCAGTTTCACCTTTGATGCCTTGAAATGGCAACTTGATCATTAAACGCTCTTTCCAAAAGAAAGTATTGTCTGCGTCTCCATCAGGAAGGAAACGTAGAGTACAACTCTCGCCTTCTTTAATATTCCAAAATGGGTAAATTGGGTTTGGACCGGTTGGGCCATTTGAACCACCTGAAGCTCGGTTCTCTTGTTCTTTGAGCTTTGCTCGGATTTCTGCTAATGATGCCATAGTTTGTGCCTCCTATAAATGCCTATGTGCTTTGTAGCTACATTGCTACTTTGTGCCTATTAATTTTGTAGCACAGTTATTAGTATAACATCGCTACAATATTTGTCAAGTCTTTTTTTAAAGAAAAAACATAAAAACTTATAAGTGGGTTAGCAGATTATAAACCTGCTAACTCTCTCATTCTTAAATATTCGTTGTCTTGTTCTGCCTCTTTATAACCATACATTTCTGCTACTTTATTATTGATTTTTTCAATAAATGCCTTAGCAGGTTCTATGAACTGCTCACCGTAGTCTTTTTCTACCATAGTAAGTACTGCGGTCTCGCCTTTTGGAAACTGGCCTGCTTCTCTATCAAAATATGATAAGATAAACTCGCCTAATGGTGTCTTTTGGTCCTTTTCAAGTGTAATCTCGTCGCCGTCTGGACCGTCAATCTTGTCGCCTTTTTTCTTACCGTTCATTTTGGCTTTCTTTACAGCGTGTGCATATGCATTGCCTTCATCAGTGTCGTCTTCTTTTTTGTTTCTATCAAAGTCTGTTGTATATAGATATTCCATTACAGGATACAACGTGTTAACAATTTGATTACCAAAGCGAGCATTTTTACCTGATCCTGGCTTAGTTTCTAGTTTCTTTGCTTCGCCACGTAGTTTCATCATTGCATCAATTGCAGCTTTAGCATTTTTGTCTAGTCCGCTAAATCCATTTGTTCTTGCTTCAATAAATGAATACACATCCCATACATCACTTACGTACTGATTTGCTAAGTTGCCTTGATCGTCATCTTGACCGCGTTCAATTGCTTTTCCTTTGCCACGTAGTGCGCCTAATACTTCAACAGCATCTTTACTTGTGTTAATGTATGCTTCTTCAAGATCGTCCTCTTCCATAGAAGCAGTTTGCATTTGATCATCATCTTTGCTTTTAAGCATGTCAATTACTTTTTTGCCGCCATATAATAATGCAACTACTGCTAGTGCAGGTAGTGCATATTTAGATGCCATTGCTGCAACTTGTTTAACTGCATCGCCACCTAAAAATGCTGAAATCTCACCTTGAATAGCTTCAACTCCGCCTTCGGCTTTTGCAATTAAATCACTTGCTGATGTTGCAAGGTCACCAGCCATGTCGCCTACTGCGTCAATAGCATCGCCTGCTTTTTTACCAACATATGCGCCACCGCCTACTGCTGCTGTAGTTCCTGGATTTTTAGCTGCTACTTTGCCTGCGCCTTTGGCAACTGCGCCTGCACCTTGCGCACCTTTAGTAAGAATCTTTGCGCCCATCTGTATAAGTTTTGGTGCTGCTACTCTTGCCGCAGTTATTAATGCAGGAATAGCTAATGCTGGGAGAAATTCGTCTGTACGTTCTTCACCAAACTGGCCCATCATTTCTTCAAAGCCCTGCTCTAGTTCAATTTCTTCTTTTGTTTTCTTTTCAGCTTTGCTGTACTTGTCCTTTAAACGTCCCAGCTCTTCTTGACTGGCGCCTTCACGTCCAGCTTGTGCAGCTTTTTTCATATATTCTGCGCCGTGTTTTTTCTTGCCTGCGTATGCCATTAAGCCTGACTCGTCTAGATCATCTGGGCCTAGTGATTTTGCTTTAGTTGCTTCGCCTACTAGATTATAAATGTATGGAAATACATCAGCTAGTTCTTCGTTAAACTGCTTAATAGTTAATTCGTCGATCCAGTTTTCTTTTACGTCTGCTGGTACATCTTCCATAATAGGTGCTTCATATGCTGCAAATGCTTCTGCATAGTATGCTGGCTTTTGAAGTGATGCAATTGTTTTCTTGACTGTACTAATACGCTCTTTAACAACATCAACATACTCACTTAGGCTCTCTGCCATTACAGCCGAACGGCCCATGTAGTTTTTAAACTTGCGTAGTTTTGCCATTTCTTCTGATAACCCTACAATATGTTTGCCAAAGTCATCATATGTGTTTCCGCCTTCAGCAACATGTCTTGCCATTGCTCTAGCACCACTTAGGTGTTTAAATGGATAACGGAATCTTTCACCGTCAGCACTTTCAATATAAATTTTACCAATTTTTTGTGTACGCCCTGTCGCACTTTCTTGATTAATACCTTCTGTATGTTTAATTACAATACGTGCTTCACCAACTTTTTGGTAGCTAATACGGCTAGTGCCATAAAGTTTTGATTCTGTCATCTTTTCTTCCCCAGAAGTTTTTGCTAAAAATCTATAATCTCTTTTTTGTAAGTTTGATTTAGTGATGTCTCTTACACTATAGTCTAACATTCTCTTCTTTGCAAAATATCTTAATTCTTTTAAAAATGAATACCAATCTTGTTTTGCTATTGCATCTTCATTGCTAATAATGTCCTTGCTATAAATTATTGTTAAGCCGTCATCTTCGTCGATGCTTACACTTACATTACCTAACCCGTTATAATCAAAATCAAAAAATCTTGCAACTTCAGGTTGGTTAGTTACATTGCCAGAAGCATCTCCAATAGTAACATTAGGAAAACGTCCGCGTATCTTGTTAAAAAGATCTTCACTTATTTTGTTAAACTCGTTCATATTGTATTTATCAATAGTTACTGCTAATGAAGATTGGCATTGGCGCTTCGTAATCTTCTAAATCTTCTGTTTGTGTAAAAGTATTATATACCCTAGGATCCCAATCTTTCAATACATCCATCATCCTTATTGCAAGTAACGTTGCACTAACAAGATCATCAGATAAACCAGGCTTTGCTTGATAACTTGATCCTGTTGCAATAAATCCTTTTAGTTCGCTAATAAATGACTTTGAATTAACTGTCATTTTATCATTTTCAACCATAGTTTTTAGTCTGCTACATGCTGTAACTTTTGAACTATGTGTAGTATTAAATCCTTTGCGGAATTTTCTTACATGCCCTTTACGCATTGGTTCACTTACAAAAAGTCCAGGTATGTTCTCTTCGCCAAAATCGTTAATAACAATTAGACATGCTTCGCCAATGCCGTTATTTTCAACACTCCAATATATACCCTGTGGGTTATTTGTTTCTTGTTCTAAATATTTACATATATCAGATAGTACACGAACTTGTCCAGGTATAGCTGTTTGATTGTGTTGCCATTCTGCTACTTGTTCATAGCTTGGTAGTTCAAAAACTTGTATTGCTGCATAATCTCCTCCGGTGCCCATACTAGGATCAAGTGCTACAGCATATGTATATTGATTTGTAGGCTTTTTGTACCAACGGGTTTGACCCATATTTAACATTGGATTTTTACCTTCAAGTACAGCAAGTTTAATTGAATTAATTAGTGTTTCATCAAATACTAGGAATTCACAACCATATTCACGTCTAAACTTCTCCTCGCCAATACGGCCAATTTCTTCTTCCTTCCATTTGTCATCACGGTCAGGATGTTCGTGCCATTCAGCAACAAAACTATGAAATCCATTTATACCTAGCTCTTGTTCATTGCCGTGGGCATCAAACTTTTGTTCTGCTTGTTTCCAAATAGTAGCAAATGTATCTTCATCTGAGTTAGGTGTGCTAGTAATAATAGCACGACCACCTGTTGCTAGTGTAGGTGATATTGAAGTCCAAAACTCTTCTGCAATGTTTGGCTGCACAAATGCAAACTCGTCGCAGTACAGTAACGAGATACTCATACCACGTCCAGTATTTCCTGTTGTAGTCTGTGCTACAATACGTGATCCATTTTCAAACTCAATTGATTGTTTGTTGTATGACGTAACACCTGCTCTAATATGATCAGGACATGTTTCATATACATAACGTATACGTGCCATAATTTCTTGCGCACCTGTATATTTGTGTGCAGCAACAAGAATTGTTTGGTCTGAATTAAACATTGCATACCATGCAAGATAGATACTAGCACATGTGGTTTTACCTGTTTGTCTAGGCATCATGTTAATATTAAAACGGTAAGTATGATAGCTATGCATTAGACGCAATTGGTATTCATAAGGATCAAATATCAACTTACCTCTTACAGGATGTTGTATATAAGCAAAGTGACGAGCAAAATGTAAGTATCCTTCGTCAGGATCCATACAGGCTGTAAGGTCCTGAATTTGCTCTTCAGTAAAAGTTTCTTGTTTGTTCGCCTTTTTAATTAAGACGCCGTCTAATGATGCTGCCATACGTATATTTATTGAAAAAAATAGGCTCCGAAGAGCCTATTGATTTGCTGGGGGATAGTTTAGCTACAACCGCAGGTTGAACACGCCATTAATTCTTTTTTACCTGGTGCGCCGCACTTTGGACAGTCTTTTGTTGCAACAGCTTCGTCAGTGCCTTTTTTCTTAAACTGTGGAGGTACTTTGCCTTTTTTAGGCTTGCTACCTTTTTTACCTTTAGCAAGATCGTTTGGTCCTTTGCCGTCTTCTGCGTAATCAGGAATACCATTCTTATTTGCGTCTGGCTTTTTCTTTTCTGAAAGTGCTGCCATTAGCTGTGCTTTGATGTTTTCTACAGCCATTGGATTGTCACCGTCTTGTGTAGCAGCATATGCTTTCTTCTTGCGGTTTAGATCGTTGCCGTTTGGAATAGCATCGCTTAGGTCGCCATATTCTGGATCTGGCTCGTTAGCATAATCTTCTTTTGTAACAAACTTTTTGAGCGCCTTAACGGCATCGCCAAATGTACAGTTATCGTCAACCCCGCATCTTGGCACAACAGTTTTATCACCATATACTAGATCTGAATCGTCAAAGTAGACTTCTTCACTATCAACACCTGCTGCTTTTGCAAGTGCATTAGAAACATCTGGTTGATAAGCGTATTTCATTATACTTGGCATTGATTGTTTAGGATCGTAACGAACGTCTTCTGTAGCAAGTTCTTCACCAGTAAGTTTATCACCAATTTTGCTACCAATTGCACTAGGTGCTGCTTTACCAATAGCACTTCCGATCTTAGAGCCTACTGCTGCTCCAGCTGGGCCGCCTACTGCGCCGCCCAGTGCTCCGCCTGCCATGCCACCAACGCCGCCTAGTGCAGCTCCTGCGCCTGGAATTGCTGCTCCTGCTGCTGCGCCGCCTAATGCACCAATAATACCTGCTTTTAAGTCTGTATCATCTGGATTATCATCATCGCCTGGAATTTCTGGATCATCATCCATTGCTGAACGGAACTTTTCTATATCGCCGCGCATTCCTAAACTTGGAGCGCCAACTGGTTCTGCTGCTGACATGCCTGCATTTTTCATCATATTAATAAGATCAGCTACATGATCTTTACCACTAGCATTAATGCTTACATTCATTGATACTGGTTGTCCGGCATCTGCGCCAGGCATTGCAGTTGGCATAGGATCTTCGTTCATTCCACATTCTTCAATATGATCCATTGATTCAATTAATTTTTTCATACTCATGTTCTCAGCCTCCTACAACTGCTTTAGTATTTTCTTCATCGCTAATATCAGATGACTCTCCAACTGGTGCACCTTCTGCACCACTGTGTTCATTTTCTTTGCGAGCTATTTCTAATTCTTTTAATAAATCCATAACACGATTTCCTGCAACGTTATCTTGTGCAGACTCGCCGCCCATGTCTTCTTTTGTAAGCATTGCTTCATATGGAGCATCGTCTTTGGTTTCTTGGTATTCTTCTCTTGGATCATTAACATTACGTACAATAATATATGCTTGATCAAGTCCACAACAACGACCTATATATTCTTGTAGTACTTGACTAGTAGTTGGATATTCAACTTCTGCTTCAAAGTAAGTAACTTCCATATTTTGTAATTGCGGAAAATCTAAAGGACGTTCTTGGATTGGTGTTTTCTTGCCTGGCGTAATATTTACAACACTGTATTTCTTTAGTGCAGTTTCCATTCTTTCTACGCACTCGGGCGTACAATCTGGTCCAGCAATACCGATTTTAAATCCGTATGTCTTTTTTGATTCTGTTAATATTTCTTTAAATGATCTCATTGTGCAATGATCCTGTCCTATATGTATTATTTATCTTTATCAAGGCCTTTTAGTTTCTCTAATAGACTGTTTCTATCAGTAACTACATATCCTTCGCCGTTGATCATACCGTCATCAAGGCCAACTTTTCCGTCCTTATCCATTTTTTCTTTTTTAAGTTGTAGCTCTACCATTTTGAGTTTTTTGTCTAGTTTTGCAACTTTAGCATCTAGTCCTGTTTTAAGAAAAGTCCCAGCAACTTCAAATACTCTACCACTATAACGCTGTTCTACATTCATGCCTAAATCCATTAGATCTTCGTATGCTGTCATAGCTTTATTTGCAACTTCATTTAATTCTTTATCGGCCATATCGCCTAGGCCTTTTACATGCGGAAGTGCTGAACTAATTTTATCAAACTCTGCAATGTCACGCATTGTTTTATTAGTTTCTTCTATTTCATATTTTTGTTGTTCTTCTTCTTGAGCTTCTGCGTCTTGTATAATTTCTTTTGCGTCAGGCAAGTTGAGAAGATCTTCTAATTTTTTAGTCATGGTTCCAATCCATTATATGCTACTATTATTTATCTTCTACGGCCATTATGAAAAATATCCTGTTCAGTAACAATACGGAAATATACACCCTTTTGTTTACACCATGACCTAGCTGCTTCCCACTTTGCTTGATTAATAATATAATGTGCTTGGTTATGTTTGCTTTTTCCTAATTTTTCTTTTAGTGCTTGCGAACTAGGCTTAACTTCAACTAGCTCAACACGTTGCTTTCCATTCTTGTCGGCATATACAATAAAAAAATCAGGAACATATATTGTTTGTTTTCCTGTTAATGGATTTCTATAAGGAATACGTATCGATTCACTTGCCCATTGACTAACACTAGGATGTTCGTCACAAAATTTCATAAACGTAAACTCCCAACCTGATCTATACGTTGGTGTTTTATTACCCATATATTTTTTAGGATTTTTTAGAGTGAATTTGCCTTGTGCAAAATGTGCCATATCATATTACAACATTTCTTTGATCAAATAATTCATAGTTTAACTTTTGATCTTTGAAACCTAACGCACTAGTTTTTGATCTATTTAGATTTAAAATTTGAGCTACAATAACACTTAATTGTACATCTGTAACACCCCTTAATGTGTCTAATAACGATTGAACATTTAAGTTATCTATTTTTGCTTGTTGTAATAATACGCTTGCAGTGTTTATTGCTGCTACTTTATCAAAACCTCTTTTTAAGAAGTAACCAATAGTTGCGTCAACTTCTTCTGGATTATAACTAATATCTAATTCAAAAAAGTTTTTATAATATTCCGGTGTTGGTTCTGTTGATAAAGATCTTGCGTCCGTTGTTGTGTCGCTTTTTGTTCTTGCCATTAAGCTACTCCTGCTAGTGCGTTTGATGCGGTTTGTATTAGTAGAATATTTCCGCCTTGAATTAGATTAATTAGATTTTGATCTATTGCTGCTTTTTCAACTGCTGTAGCATTGTTATATGTATTAATATCAACGTTCGGTATTACACCTGTATTAATCAAAGCCGGTGTAAGTAATGCTTTTGTTGCTGGATCATTTAGTGCTGCTATGATTGCTGCTGCATTGAGTTGCGGAGAGTTAGATTCAGTAGCTGATGATACTGTAGTATCAGATTGTGTATCAGTAGTATACACGCCAGTTGAGCCTCCGGTTGCTGCGGCAATAACAGCCCCAGCGGCAGTGGCAACGACAGCAGCACCAGCATTTGAAGTAAAACTTTTTCCGCCGCCGAACATCTCATTAACTGCTGCTCCGAGTAATGCAGGTAATAATCCTCCTGCTCCAAATTCACCGCCTAATGCATTATCAATAACACCTAACGGACTTTCTTCGACATCGTAACCAACTTCGGCATCGCCAAATCCTACAATAGGATTTTGGTCCACTGTCCCTTCACTATATAACACGCCTTCGTATGCAACTGACATTGATGCTTCGTTGAATGATCCATCAGTACTATCTACATTGCCGTGGTCCCAAGCAGACAGTAAAGGGTTTAATAATGTATATGCAAACCATTGTCTTCTTGCTAGTTGATATATTGTTATATAACTAAAAAATGGAGTTCTTTTTTTATTATTTAAACCGTAGTTTGGCACATCACCAAAATATTTGTCTCTTGGCAAATATGCTGCTTGTGAACCTGACGTCCCACGGTTGCCGTCAGCAAAGTAATATTTGTAATATTCTTTAAGCATTGCACGTACTGCACCCAAATTATCATCATGTAATGTCATTCTAATATCTTGGTAATCTAATCTTGTTTGAATATTTTTCTTTCTATTGTACTGTTGTTTATTTTCTACACTTGCTCTAAAACTAGGTAAGTCTGTTGATTTTACAAGTATTCCTAATTCTTTTTGGAAAAGAAAAGAATTAGCAGTTGAGCTATTGCCAACCTCTGCATTTGGTTGAAATACCACATGATACATGTACTTTTGTTTGGGGGCAAAAGTAAAATTACTATTGGTATAAATCTTGTGCGCATGTTGCGCATCGCGCAAATGTGTGCCCGCAGTTAAATTAAAAAGGAATGCATCTTTTAAATTACTCATGTAAATATTTATCCTTATAGATTAAGTGCGTATATAAAGAAAAGCGAGAATTGACGTTAACCAATCCTCGCTTTTTATAATGCCAATCGTTGAAACTAGTTTAGTTAGAAACTGTTGTTCCGCCAATAGCGCCTGTAGTAGCTCTTGCAACAGACTCACCGATACCAGTGATATCATCGCCACCGAATTGTACAGCGTTATCATAACGGATTGTTAATGAAGTAGTTACTGCATCACTAGTAGCATATGCTAATGTATTGTAGTTTGCTGATTCGATATAACATCCTACTAGTTGGAATCTATCAATTACATTTGCTCCGTCTGTACCATTACCACCGTCTAGGATTTCAATTCTAGTTTGGAATTTGTACGAACCACTTGACACAGCACTTTGCTGCTCAAAGAAGTCAAATTGTCTTTGAAGTTGCTGACCAACAATTTTTTGTACGTTGTTGTTTGCATCTTCACGCAATGTAAGCGTAACTGGTTCCCATGTGTGCTTGCCTGCAAGATATGTTCTTGAGTTATAAGCATCAATTGTCATTTGTTCAAAAGATAAGTTAGGACGAGTTACGTCTACCACTTGTCTTGAAATTTCTCTAGTACCGTCTGGTCCACCAGTAGTACCAAAATTATCTAATAATACTCTAAAACGATACTGTAATTTAGGCATCAATAAAGATGAGTTTGATCCAGCACCCTCTGTAGGAATACTAATATTTTGTAGTGTTGTGATTGGCATTTTTTAATCTCCTGTTACACATGTATTTATGCTGTTTTGGGTGGAGTATTTCATCCACCCATAAAGTGCGCATATTATCCTAGTGCAGCAATCTCCCCAGTATTCTTAAGTCTTAGCGGAATGTAAATAAATTCAATCGCCTTAACTGGTTCAATAGCTACATCTAAATAAAGCTCGTTACGATCAATTCTAGCTGCTGTGTTATTTGATTCATCACATACAACCAAGTAATCGTAAACAGCTCTTAGTGCTACCAATTCTAATAACAGTGCATCTGCCGCTGCTTTAATTTGGTCACGTGTAATCTTGTCATTTGGTTCAAACAAGTATGGTTTTGCCAATAGTTCAAGTTGTCCACGTAAGTAAACAGTCAAACGTGCTACGTTAACTCTATCCAATGCACTTGCATTTCTTGCACGAGTCTTTTGCCCAAATACTACTAATCCTGCACCACTTAAGAATGTAATTGGATTAATTTTATTTGAATATAGTGTATCACGCTGTCCTGTGTTTAGTGCTACTGAAACAAACTCTCCTTCGCTATTAATATAACCTGAGCTTGTTGCGTTGCTTACACCGCCTCGTCTTGTACCTGCTGGAGCAAACCAGGGGAACGCAACTTGGTCGTTAAGTATAATAGTACGTAGTGCCATGTGGCTTGGAGGAACAACAATGTTATTACCAAAGTTGTCACTTGTGAAGCCTGAACCATAATACATAGCCATATACTCGTCAAAGCTCACTGCACCATTGTCGTTGTCTTCAACAGCAAGTTTAACGTTTGATGCCCATTCATTTAATGAAGTTGCGTCTGGTGTTAAACGGAATGGTGTATCACCAACTACAAACGATGTTAAACGTCTATCAGTGTTTAGTGTAATCATTTCACCAATTAGTTCAGGATAACCTGGTGTTGCCATTAAGTTAAACTGACGTGATTCTTCGTCACGTATCTCTTGGTTACTGTTTACTAGTGCTTGTAATGCTTGTACAACACTCTTGCGTTGTGCATGACGTCCAAATGTTCCTGAACCGTCTTCGTTATTGCCTGAGTCTGTTACCCAACGATGTGGATAATAATTGCTCATGCTTAGATCTCCATAACGTCCGTTAGTTCCATTAGTGTCTACGTAGTTACGCTCAAAACGTTTGACATTGAAACCACTTCTACGTGTGTTCCATAGCAACATACCTCTTGGATATAATGCAGGATCTGGAGCATCTGGATCTAAATAATCGCTAGTAATCATTTCTGCAATAGTTGCATTTGGTGCTACTAATGTTGTACCACCAGTGTCGCCATAGCGAGCATCACCAAACAAAATTCCATCTTCAGTAGTTTGATCTGCTTTATCAACTAAAATCCAACCACTTGCTCCTGTTGCAGCAATAGTTGCATTGTATTTGTAAATTACTGGATAGTTTTCTACGCTTGCTGTGCTAATCCAAATATCACCTGTTACTAGTGCTGATACACCGTCTGCTTGTGTTTTTGGTTCAGCTGCTGATACAATTGGACCTTCTGGATCTGTACCACTAAATGGACTTGCAATTGAGCTTTCACCTGACGCTCCGTCATATGCAAGACCTACCCAAGTTTCACCATTGTGTACCATAATGTCAACTTCGTCAACAATTGAATTGTACCATAGTGCGCCTTGTGCTGTTAAGCTCAATGGTGCGCTATTTGAAGCAGTATAAGTTAATGGTGCCCAGTTTGAAGCTACAAACTGCTTTGGTGATGTAGCTGCTGTTGTGCCTGGAGCAAAATACAAGTTAGTTGTTCCGCCTGCACTTGCACTAAAGCCAAATAGTTCTAAGCCGCCATCGGTATCAACTAAGTCAATTTCACCGCCTAACTTGTGTGAAATCTGTACACGGTTTTGTGCATCAACTACAGCAATAACATTTGTTAATCCTGCTGCGTTAATTTGACCAGCTAATGTATCTGCATCAGCAATGTCAGCAGTAGTTGTAACGCTTACTGTGACTGCTGATGTTTTACTAGCTGAAGCTGCTGTTGTTTCTGCAATAGTAAATGTATATGTAGCTGCTGTAATACCTGTTGATGAAACTTTAGCACTAGTAATTACAGTTGCTCCAATTGCACTTCTACGATATATTTTAAAATCTCCAATTGGTGGTGTAGTACCGTTAACATTAACGTCTGCAAACAAAGAATCAACAGTGATGTTTGTGCCGCCGCCTGTTGGATCTAAACCGTAAATTGCTTGCTCAGGTCTACTAAAAATTGGTGTTACAACTTTGTTCCAAACAGCTCCTGCTGCTGAATATTGTTTTACACTAATGTTTGCGCCGCCATTTGGTTGTGTAGTTTTAAGCCAAACACTGCCTGTTGGTGCAGGTGACGTGTCTGAAGACTTAAAAGTTGGTACGCTTGTGTGTGGAGCAATTTGCACTCTTGGTGCAGAGTATGTTCCAGCTGTTAAACCTAAGTTTGCTACTAGTGTTCCGGTGCCTTCTGCAATACTAACTGTTCCTGTAGCTGTAGTGCCTACGCCGCCTTCGTCAGCAATTGCTGTAGCATCTACATAAATTTTAATTCTGCTATCAATTAGCGCGGCATTTATACCTGTTACCGCCGCTGCATTAATTGCTGTTACTACATCGGTAAATGTTGTACCGCCAGCAACGACTGAAACACCATTTAGTACGATTGTATGTGAAGCATCAACGGCTGCTGGCGCATTAGAGCCTGTTGCTGCTGGATAACTATCTGCCCATTCGTTACTTCCAAGTGCAACCCATTTGCCTGCATTTGCTGTTCTTGTTGCTTGTGATGCACCGTAACCTGGTGACTTATAAAATACTCTATTATCATTGCTTGAATGATCAATAGCATAATCTCCAATAGCACCAATTGATTGTTTAGGTAAATCACTACCATCTAAGTCATCACTTGATGTAATAGCAATGTGTGTTTTACTTGCAAATGTTTGTCCGCCTACAGTTGTAATTGCTGCGCCGTTCCATTCTAAAATACCAAATTCACTTGCAAGCGTGTCTAACCACCATGCACCATCTGCTGGGGCGCCGCCTGGTGCTGTTGCACTTGCTTCTAATTCAGCTAAGTCAATATCTGCTCTAACTACATATGCACGATTTGAAACGCCTAATGACGAATAAGCAGCTTGTAGTCCGTATTCGTTAAGCTCTCCACCGTGGATCATATTGCCCGAGGCGTCACTATAAAATAATGGATCGCCAAATGTTTCACCAAGCTCTCGCTGACTGGTGATTAAGTAAGGTTGACCAGCGTTCGCTTTAGTTGTACCTGATGCTGTTCCTGTGCCACTGCTTGAAAGTTTATTACTAGCAGTTGCTACAAAAATCATAGGTACAGTGCCGCCAGCTGCTGGGGTGTAGAATGATTCGTCAATTACACTGACTTCTACGCCTGGTGATACTAATGCCATGTTATTTCTCCTATTTGGATGACTAGTTGTTCTATATGTATATTTACCATTTAATTAATAAAACACCTGCAATACACACCTAAAAAAGGTACCAAAAAGGTGAGCTAAATACAGTATGAGACCTTTATGTGTATGCGGTAAAAGACCGGCTGCTATTAATTACAAGAAAGATGGTAGGACATATTACCGTAAAAAATGCGAGCAATGTTTACGCAATGGTGCAGGACACGGTATTCCTTTATGGGAGCAAAGAGGATACGTTAAAAAAACTGTATGTGAAAAATGTGGGTTTAAATCTAAGTATCCGGAACAATTTAATGTATTTCATGTTGACGGAAATTTAGAAAATTGTAGACCAAATAATTTAAAAACTATATGCGCTAATTGTCAACGCATTGTGCAAAAAGAAGGTATACGCTGGAAGCAAGGAGATTTAACTCCGGACTTTTAGATGTTCTATTAACTGATATGTATTGAACATTAATTGATCTAAGTCTCTATTATTATCAATAGTAAAATCTGCCATCCATTGTTCTAAGCTCATTGAATCTTTTGCTTCGGGCGGCAAATGATCTGATCTATCTACCCAAATTGCATAATCAAAAACATTAGTATTTTTCATAGCAAAGAATTCGCGTTTGTTACGCAGTCCGCAATAGATATCATGTTCTTTAAATATTTCTCTACCTAATGTTGCTGCATCTCTTTCATTATAATCGCAGATTGCGTCATACCACTCAGCACGATGATTGTGTCTATCAGCATAGCATTCTTCTTCGTTAGAATAACCATATTTGTCTTTCAGCATATCAAAGATAAAAAGTTTTGAACAAAATCGGCTACTGCTCTCAAAACTATAACCGTAATTTTTTTCTAGTATTTCACAAACTGTATCTTTGCCATGTCGACCATGGCCAATTACTAATAATTTAGGTAACATAAAATCTCCACATAATATAATTTATATTATAACAAAAATTTAATATATTGTCAAGTGTTTTTATCCGATTAAAAATCCGTAGCCAACGCCGCCGCCTACTTGTAATGATATTTCAGATTCTAATTTTTCCATTTCAGCTTGTGCTTCTGCTTTTAGTGCATCACCATTAAGTGTTGAACCACCTTGTGGACCAGCAACAGTAGCAAACTTTGAACGTGCTTCACCTAGCATATATTTACAGGCTGCTAATGTATAATCTTTAATCCATTGCACAGCTAGATAGTCACTAAGTAATTCTGCATCAGGACGATAATTGTAAACATATAGCAGCAATTCTTCTTCAGCTCTTGGGCGTTGTAATAGTGTTAATTTTTTAGTTGTGGTATTCCATTTAAATTCGATAAATGACCCAAACATCCTACCTACCAGCTCTTGATGTTGTGAAAATAAATCGTATGTTGCTAAACCGCCCATTTTGCTACTAGACAATAGATATGTATTTGTGTAAGCTAAGTTGAACGGTTCGAACATACTGCCGCCGTCTCCGCCTCCGGTCCTTGAGCCAATACTCCTGCGGAATAGTTTACGCACTTCGATTACTTCACTCGGTAGTACGTATTCGTTTTGATCTACTACTGTTGTTAAAAACATATATGATTCTTCAACACTATTATCACTGCGTTGTCTGAATTTTGTTAATGCTTTAGTTAATGCAGTTTGATAATGAATAGGATCTAATTCAACGTCTACCATTCCTCCGCCGAGGAAAGTATTAACATAATCAAATACTTCTTGTTTTTGTGTTGCTAAATCTGCCATATGAGTTTCTCCAATAGTATTTATCGTTGGCGATAAATATGTATATGCCAAGACTATCATTATATAAACCCGAACGCGGCAATGACTATTACTTTTTGGACAAGCAAATCCAAGAAATGTTTACCATTGGCGGCACTGATATTAACATACACAAATACTTAGGTACTGATACACCTAGTGCAGATGACCGTAGTGCTGTACAACCTGAGTACGATGCTGTTAAAGAAACAAATATACAAGATTTGTTATTCTTAGAAAATAGAGATAGAAAATACGATCCTGATGTTTATACAATGCGCGGCATTTATAATGTACAGGATATTGATTTTGACCTATCACAATTTGGGTTATTTTTAAGTAATGATACATTGTTTATGACTATACCGATTAATAGCAGTGTAAAGACATTAGGCAGAAAAATTATGAGCGGCGATGTAATTGAATTGCCGCATTTAAAAGACGAATATGCATTAAATGATTACGATGTTTCACTTAAACGGTTTTATGTTGTAGAGGATGTAAACCGGGCCGCAGAAGGATTTAGTCAAACATGGTATCCACATTTATATAGACTAAAATTAAAACAAATTTATGACGGACAAGAATATGCAGAAATACTTGATCTTCCTGTATCAGAAGATTCTGATACAACATTAAGAGATGTATTATCTACTTATGAAAAAGAAATGCAAATTAATAGTGCAGTAGTTGCACAAGCAGAAGCAGACGCTCCTAAAAGTGGTTTTGACACTAGTCATTATTATTCTATAGCAACTGACGATAACGGCAATATTGCACTACAAACAGCAGATGAAACTGACTTAGATGCAAGCAACATTAACATTAATGCAGATGAAATAGCAGACAGACCTGATAGAGCAGGATATTCAGGATACCTTGTTAACTATGGCGATGGCAATGCGCCAAATGGATCTCCGTTTGGTTTTGGTATACAATTTCCTAGAGATAATGCAGACGGAGATTATTTTTTGCGTACAGATTTTTTTCCAAATAGAATGTTTAAATTTGACGGCTTGCGTTGGATAAAGATAGAAGACAATTTAAGAATGGATCTAAGCAATACGCTAGAACGCAGAACTTACAAGTCCTCGTTTATCAACAATACTGCAACAAGTAATATAGACGGCGAACAAGTTGAAGAAAGACAAAGTCTATCAAAGGCACTTAGGCCAAAAAAACCAACGGCGGATAATTAATGTTACATTTTTACGACGGCCAAATAAGAAGATACACTACGCAAATGATGCGCATACTAAGTAACTTTCCAGTGAAAGATGGTAAAGGTGCAGTTAAAGACGTCCCAGTTACTTACGGGGATTTAACTAGACAGGTAGCAAGTATTATTAGAGAAAACAGTGAAAATAAACTTCCAACTGTACCTAGAATAGCTGTGTACTTAACTGGATTAGAACTTGATAAAGATCGTTTGGCTGATGCTACTTATACACGCAAAACAAATATAAGAGAACGTGCATATGATTCAGAAAACGAAGAATATCTTAACTATCAAGGCAAAAACTATACAGTTGAAAGATTAATACCAACTCCTTATATGATGCGATTAAATGCAGATATTTGGGCAAGTAATACTGATCAAAAACTACAACTACTAGAGCAAATACTAGTATTATTCAATCCTAGTTTAGAAATGCAAACTACTGATAACTTTATTGACTGGACTAGTATAACTGTTGTAAATTTAGAGAATGTAACATGGTCTAATCGAAGTATTCCTGTAGGTGTCGATAGTGAAATTGATATAGCAACACTTACGTTTAGTATTCCAATATATATTAGTCCGCCTACTAAAGTTAAAAAAATGGGCGTCATTACAAATGTTATTACTTCAATGTTTGACGAATCGAGAGGTGATATTGATACTGGTATAAGTGCTCCTCAAATAAATCAATACGACGACTTTGCTAAGCCTGGTACAGTAGAAACTGGATTTGGTCGCAAAGCAAATACTGACATTTCAAGTGAGACAGCTAACGTAAACTTTAATACATTTGGAGCATACGTAGATGGTGATACTGTAAGATTAGTGTCAAATGGAGCCGTTGGAGTTAAAAACTGGAGAGAAATATTTATAGCACTTCCAGGAACATATGCTTCGGATGTATCTAGAGTATTCTTTAGAAGCATTGATAATGATAGTACAGCAACTGGTACATTTACCCTTAATCCTTTTGATGAAACTATAATTAACGTAAATTGGGATGCTGATAGTTTTCCGTCAGACACTATTATTGCTAATAGAACTAGTATTGATTATATTATCGATCCGTTGAATTACAATCCTACATCTATTAAAACAGCCGGCTTGCGATTATTACTACTAGACGATTTAAGTAGCCCAGATGCAACAGAATATCCAGCAGCATGGAAAAATAGCGATAGCACAGGATTTTTTGCTAGTGCAAACGACATTATAGAATGGGACGGTAACAATTGGTCAATTGTATTTGATGCTAGTGAATCTACAAAAACAGTATATACTACAAATCTTAATACTAGTACACAATACAGATATAAAGATAATGAATGGTTAAAGTCAGTAGATGGTGATTATCCAGTTGGTACATGGAGGATTGACTTAACTGGCTAACTATATGTATGACAGATATGATTACATGTAGTGGAGCATTATTTTACACATTAGATACTAATAGATTTCTTTTCCTGCATAGAGCTAACGGCAAACGTAATAACATGTGGGGTCTAGTCGGAGGCACTAACGAAGCTGCTGAAACTCCATTCGAAGGACTTAAACGAGAAATTGAAGAAGAAATAGGATTTTTACCAGACATCAAAAAAACACTTCCCTTAGAAAGTTTTTTAAGTGCAGATAATAAATTTTATTTCCATACTTATCTTTGTGTAGTACATTCCGAATTTATTCCTACTCTTAATAACGAACACGATGGTTATGCTTGGTGTAGTTTTACTAAGTGGCCAAAGCCGTTACATCATGGACTGCGTAATACTTTACAAAGTAAAGTTAATCTAAATAAACTAGAAACTGTATTTCAAACTATAAATCTTCTTGACAAATAACCTAAAAGAAAGTATAATAAAGTTATGAAAGTCTTAGTTCTTGGTGACATAATCATCGACAAATATATCTACGGTACTAGTTCACGTATTAGTCCCGAAGCGCCAGTTCCTGTTGTAACATATAAACGCGAAGTTCAAACAATTGGCGGGGCAGGACTTGTATATGAAAATCTTAAAAGTCTAGATGTTGATGTTACATTATTTGAAACTAATCAACCACATAGTGTTAAGACACGCATAATATGCGACGGACATTATATTACACGTATAGATGACGACAAAGATGCAGACAGTACTGCTGTGCTAAAAAATGTATTACGTAGTGATTTTTCACAATACGATTATGTAATATTAAGCGATTATAACAAAGGTGTACTAGACGATTCTCTAAGAATTATTGAACATATTAATAAGTTTGATTGTAAGATCATTGTAGACCCTAAAGAACATGCGACTCAATATAAAGGCGCATGGTTAGTAAAACCTAACAATAGTGAATTTACTAAGTTTGGGTTTTGTCAGTGGCAAGGTAATATTGTTACTACTAACGCTGGCGATAATGTAGTTGCTAGTATAGACGGTGTTGATTATAATCTTCCAGTTGCACAAGTAGAAGTGTCAGATGTTACTGGTGCAGGCGATTGTTTCTTGGCTGCATTTGTATACGGTTTAGCTAAGAATTATGATTATACGCAATGTTTAGAACTTGCTATTAAAGGATCTAGACGTGCAGTACAGCACGTAGGTACACATATACTTACACACAGTGATATTGAAGAACGTGTAATCTTTACAAACGGTGTGTTTGATATTATGCACACAGGTCATTTTAATTTATTAAAAGAAGCACGTAGCTTAGGCGACAAACTTGTAGTTGGACTTAATTCAGACGCAAGTGTAAAGCGTCTAAAGGGCAACAACCGTCCAATAAACAATATAGAAAAACGTGTTGAACAGATATCTATACTACCTTGGGTAGATGAAGTTCACGTTTTTGAACAAGATACTCCTTATGAGTTAATTAAACATATACAGCCTAACTTAATTGTAAAGGGCGGAGATTATACTGTTGAAACTGTTGTAGGACATGATTTAACTGATGTGCATATTATACCTACAGTAGACGGATATTCAACAACACAAATTATAGAGAATAGCAAATGAGAATATTAATAACTGGATACAAAGGATTTATTGGAAGAAATCTAGCAATGTATTTACAGCGTCAAGGACATGATGTAGAAGGATGGGAATGGCAACCTGGTATTATTCCTAGCACAGAAGATTATGATTGGTGTATACATTTAGGTGCAATTAGTTCAACTACCTTTACTGATGTAAATCAAATACTAGAACAAAATTTTGAATTTAGCATTAGGCTTGCACAGGTATGTGAAAACTTTGGTACTAATTTACAATATGCATCTAGCGCAAGTGTATATGGTCCAACTACACATTTTACTGAAGATGGTCCTTTATTGCCGCAAAGCCCGTATGCATGGTCAAAATATTTGTTTGATAGATATATTACACAATACAAAGACGAATTTGGTATCCTAGTGCAGGGCTTCCGTTACTTTAATGTGTACGGTGAAGGCGAAGAACACAAAGGTGATCAAGCAAGTCCGTATACTAAATTTGCATATCAAGCCAAAAACAACGGTGTAATTAAGTTATTTGAAAATAGTAATAACTATCTTAGAGATTTTGTATGTGTAGAAGACATATGCAAAGTACACGAACTAATGCTAAATGTAGATGCTACAGACATTTATAACGTAGGCACAGGACGTCCTGTAAGTTTTGAAACAGTAGCACAATCTATTATCAACAAACATGGTGGCGCTATTGAATATATTCCAATGCCAGAAAATTTAAAATTGCAATACCAAAGTTATACATGTGCTAATATAGATAAATTAAATTCTGTAATAGATATGAATTGGACTAATATAGAGGATTATATTAATGGAAAGTGAGTCTACTCGATTAAACGGTGTTGTAGAAAAAGGATGGGGCTACGAATTAATTTGGGCAACTAATGACAAATATTGCGGAAAACTTATGGTGTTTCAAAAAGCAGGCGCTCGGTTTAGTATGCATTTTCACCGAGAAAAAGATGAAACTTGGTTTGTAAACAATGGTAGATTTTTAGTAAAATGGATTGATACTAAAACTGCTAAATGGGATGAAAGAGAA